GGAGGATTTAAAGAAATGAAGTCATTAAACCAACACAACCAGTCATCCCGCGACTTGTACAAGTCTGAAGAGTCAACCCTAGATAAGGTTATCGGCGCAGTAGCCTTTATCGCTTTCGTTGCCATCGTTGCGCTTTCCTAAAGGAGAAAACTATGACCATAGAGGGAGGTGTATTTCAATGTAGCGAATATTCACCAGCAATGATGGAGGCTCTTGGCACCCCAAAGCAAAGAACCGAAACCGCTGAGGAATTTATAGCTAGAGTTAACAAAGAGTCAGAAGAGTATGTAGCAAAAAGAGAGGCCAAATTAAGTTGGTGGTTTAAATTCACAAGGAGATTTACATGAAGTCATTAATCATCGCAGTTGTAGCATTTATTTCAATCAGCTCAGCTTACGCTCAATACAAGTGCGTACCAGATGGGCGCGGCGGTATGTGTTGCTGGGATGTCGGTACACAAGGCCCATTCAAGCCAATCGGGTGCTGATATGAATATCCTTAATTCTGAAACCCCGTATGTACCGTCAGCTAAAACCGATGTCAGTCGTACGCTAAGACGTACGGGTTGGACTCCACCATCTGAGGATAAAGAGATACAAAAGAAGTGGGAGTTTTACCGCACGATCTCAATTCGTAACGAAAGGAAGTTGAAATGAGCTTAACTCAGCAACAACTCATAGAAGAGCATCTCATCAAGCGCAAGCAAGGCATTACTAGCTGGGATGCAATTACAACTTACGGCATTACCAGGTTGGCCAAGTACATCCATGACTTACGCCGCGCTGGCTTTAAGATCGCTGACGAGTTTGAGTCAGAGGGCGCCCGTAAATGGAAACGTTACTGGCTTGTATCAGCGCCTAAAAGGAGTGGCAAATAATGGATTATTCAGAATACTTACTACGTATTAATCGCCTCATGCAAGAGGTACACAAGGCCGCGCAAGCGAATAATCACGAACGAGCTAGTGAGATGGCCGCAGAAGTAGCGCGCTATGCTATTAGCTTATCAGCCTGGTTTGAGGCTAGAACGGAAACGGTGATCTAAATGGTCGGTAAAGTAACCCCAAACGATATGCTATCTGCAAGCCGCTTGCCAGCGGTTTGTGGGATGAGTCAGTATCGATCACCAAACGATGAGCTATTGGCCTCTATCGACGCGATCAATGGCATTGCTCCACCAGATATCAGCAATGAGTCTATGGACTGGGGCAATAAGATGGAGCCTACTATCTTGCTAGAGGCGGCTAACCGTCTTGATTGCAAGGATTTAGAGATCGATTACGACAAGGCTTTTTTCCATGATAAATGGCCGCTCTCATGCTCTTTAGATGGCACTTGCTATGGCAAGGGTCAAGAGATTATTAGCGACCCTGACAAGGGCATCTACGTAGTAAGCGGTGGCTCTATCAAGTTAGATGGCATGGGCGTACTGGAGGCTAAGCTAACCTCTATGCCAGCTGAGGATGTACTACCTTTGTATCGTGGGCCAATCCAGTTGCAAGCGCAGATGGCAATTATGAAGGCCAGCTGGGGCGCGGTAGCTACCCTTTATCAAGGCACTCAGTTGCGCATCTTCTTATTTGAAAAGCATCTGCCTACATTGCGACTAATTGAAGAGACCTCTAAGACATTCCAGGCTAAGCTAGATCGTTATAAAAATACAGGCGAGATTGATTATTACCCGCCTATCAACCCTAAAGATGCGGCAAGGACTTGGGCTAGTGGCTCAGATGATGAGCCTGTAAAGCTGGATAGTTATGCAGAGGAGCTAGTTAAACTTTTTTTGGAAAACAAACAAAAGATAGCTAAAGCCGAGGAGGAAAACAGCAAGATACAAACTGAGGTTATGGGGATGCTTAAAGAGCATACGCATGGCCTTGCTGGGGAGTATCAGATCAGTTGGCCAACTCGTAACTACAAAGCTAAACCAGCAACTATTACGCCAGCCAAAGAGGCTTACAGCATTAGACAATCAACACTTACGATTAAGGAATTAAAAAAATGAAAGCATTTACAGTATCTTGGAATGAGAAAACAGATCAGACGGATGTAACTTTTACGCCTGACTTTAACGCTCAGCACGTAGTTGCAAAAATTGACATTCTTACAGACGCTCTTGCAATTTTAGAGATGGAGCGCGACAAGACTTACATTAACAGCACAAAAGAGGTAACAACAAATGACTAACTTAGTAAAACATCAAGGCTTTGCGCCGCAGACCATGAGTGAGGCTATTGAGTTTAGCGGGATGCTAGCTAAATCTCAGATGGTGCCAAAGGCATACCAAAATAAACCAGAGGATGTACTTGTAGCGGTTCAATGGGGCTTTGAATTAGGTCTTGCACCACTCCAGGCTCTACAAAATATTGCGTGTATCAATGGCAAGCCAAGCGTGTACGGCGATGCGGCAATGGCTCTAGTGCAAAACTCACCAGTCTGCGATGACATCAAGGAATACTTTGAGGGTGAAGGCACAAGCAACCCAGTCGCGGTATGCGTAGCCAAGCGTAAAAATCGATCTGAGGTAGTTAGCAAGTACTCAGTAGAGGATGCCAAGCGAGCTGGCCTATGGAATAAGTCAGGGCCTTGGACTCAGTACCCTAAGCGTATGCTTCAGATGCGTGCTAGGGGCTTTGCTCTGCGCGATGCTTTTCCAGATGTACTCAAAGGTTTAATCACGGTTGAGGAGGCTCAGGACTACCCAGAGACAGAGGAAAAAGATATTACGCCTAAGCCAGTACCGTCTAATAACCCGCTAGATGCTATTGCAATTTCAGAGCCAGAAATTTTGGAAGCTCCAGCTGAGGAGCGTAGCGAAAATACAACACTTATATCTAAAGAACCAACGCCTATGGATGCTTTAGACGAGCGAGTTGAGGAATTTGTACCCGGGCCATTACAAAAGCCAGGCACTTTTAGACTCAACATCCCAGGCAAAGAGCCGTTATTTGCGGCAAGTATTGATGACTGGATGGAAAGTTATAACGAGATGGCTGACAAGGTAGCGCGATCTAAGTTATCTAAAGAGGTTAAGGCTAGCAAGATCGGTGAGTTCAATACGCTTAATGCAGATGTACTAGGTATGCTCAGCGCAGTCCAGAAGGCTGGCATGACAGCGCACAAGCAAAAGCGTAGGGCTATGCTAGACGCTAGCTAGAAGGATATCTGCCTCGGCTTGTCTGCGTCTGACGAGCCCTGGCAGTTTTTTACCGCCACCATAGACCCATTTATGGAGCTCAGTAACGGCTCCATCCCAGTTCCCAGCGTCAATTCTTTTCTTTAAAGTACTAGCTCGGTATCTGCCTACTCCTAAATTGTAGGCAAAGTCAGTTATAACGCCTAATACTGCGGGCTCTTTAATGAGGCTAGGAGATGCTTTCAATACGCCAGCCATGTAGTTGCTCTCTAGCTCTGAGATAAGCCAGCTGATGGCCTTCTCGTGCGAAATAGGAGCATCTTGCATCGTTACCTTAGTGCCGTCTGGCTTATAGACGGTGCCGTAACCGATAGTAGGGTAGCCAGCTGGGCAGATATAGGGCTTACTTCTGAACCCTTCAAATTCTTTACATAGCTCTACGGCTATGTCTAGCGCCTGTCGCGATCCCATACTCGGCCAGTAAACCAGAATGTTAATATCATCATTAGCAAGGCCATGTCATCTTGGCTCCAGCTCATAATGAATACGTCTTTCCAGTTGGCGCCAGAGTCAAAGGCAACTAGCATCGTAGCGATCTTGACTATGGAATATAGGATTACAAACCAAGCTGTAACGCCTGGCCTGATTAGGGCTGAAAAAGCGGCTACAAATTTTCCAGCCGCTCTAGCTGTTTGACCTTGCTCTTTAATGGCCTCAGTCATTGCAGTCAACTCAGAGCCCATTAAGACATTCTCTTGCTCGCGCATAGAGATTTCACCCTTGATCTGAGCGAACTCCATCTCTTTGCCAAGCATAGCCAGCTCATGCTCACGCTCATTCTTGGCATCCCAGAGCTTCATTACCTCTGGGACTACTCTAAATACACCGCCTAAGAGAGAGCCGAGTAGAGTCTCTAGCATTAGTTACCGATCTTAATATGGCCTACGCCAGCAAAGTAAGTTACTAAAGATATTGCGGCCAACCCAATCACCCAAAAGAATTTAGTAACAACAGATTTTCCAACTGAGGTATATACATTCTCAATGACTTTCTCTGTTACTTTCTCAACTAAGTGCTCTAGTTGCTCATCTGTCAGCGGGAGATTAGGTTTATCAGACATGATTATGCTTTCTTACGTACGGCTTTACGTACGGCTTTCCTAGCCGCTGGTTTTTTAGCAGTAGCCTTCTTTTTAGTTACTGGCTTCTCAAACTCAGGAGCCACATACTCTTGCTGAGTACATGGAAAAGGCCAGGAAGTATCAACAGAAATTTTAGGCATATAGCCTAGTTTGTCAAAGAGCCAAGATACTAATAACATATTATTCCTTCCAGGCTACAGCACAAATATCTTGTACTTGTTGTGGTTGAGCAGATACATCAGCGCCTTTTTCAAATGAGGTTCGATGATATTGTTTAGATATTTCTACTTCATCTTCCATGATACGAGTAACTGCGCGAACTAATACTGTGCCGCTTTCGGTTACTGTAATCTGATCTACTGTTATTTCTTTTGTTAACGCCATTTTAAATCCCCTTTTCTGACTAGCGAATCCACGCTAATTAATTAAACTGTATACCAAAATCCAAAGTAACAGGTTTGTGCCGCACCACTAAACACCCCAACCCTATAAAAAGTTATGCTTGCTGAACCGCCATTAACTTGTGCGCCAGTTGACGATATGATGCTGACAGGCGATGGAAAATACGGTATAGATAATGTGTAATGTGCGTTGGCGGAATTAGTAAATGGCAAGCCAGCAATAGTAAAATCACCAGAAATTGCTGTTACATTTAAAGTGCCCATGCAAAAAACAATTCTTCCTATTTTTGTATAAGTTCCACCACCAGAAGAACCAGTAATATTTGTACTTGCAGTAGGAGTCCAAGTACCTTCTTCATAGTCATCTAATGTATTTGCATCTGCACTAGCTACTTGAGTTGCTGGAAAAGCCATTCCTTTACTTGCGGTAATGATTTCTGAAAATGTTTTAGCGCCAGATACAGTCTGTGTTCCAGCTAATTCTAAAAACTGAGCCTGATCTCTAAAAGCCATAGTACCAAGATCGCCATTTGACGGCACTTGATTTGGTTTGTTTCCAATTAGACTTGGCATTATTTATCTCCAGCCCAGATTCTTCTGGGGTTAGTTGGTGTTATAGCATAAGCATCTAGCTCAGGAGCTTGTGAATAGTTACGTACATTCACATGAAATCCATCTAGCGCGATTGTTACTGGCACCTCAATATCACCTACCGTCTCAGTTGCTCCAGTTGGATTATAGATAATGCCAAGGATGTCAATGTTGTCAAAGTTAGACTTTTCCATCCACTCATTTACTTGGCCTTCTTCGTTGAACGCAGTAGGCACTTTAATGTACAGGACAGAGTTGGCTTGAGCTTCATCTGTAAATTTTAGATAGTAGTCAAAGTTCATACTGTAGTTAATCCTTGAAGTTCAGCGTTGGTCAATCGTTTTGGATAGTAGGCAAACTTGCGTATACAGTTATTAAGAGCAACTCCATCTACAACACGACTACCCAACTGTAATTGATTTACTGTGGCTATTAAGGCTGTCGTGTCAGTAACAGGGCTTGCCCCATCACCAGAAGCAACAATATCATTAGCTTTATAACCTAACGAAATCTTGGTCGATGCTAGTGCAGTAGCACCTGTCTTAGGTGCCAAAGCCCATTGAGCAACAGACGCAACAAACGAATTTGTATTAATATTATTTACACCTGTACCAGCCTTGAAAATACTCATAGTATTACCTAATGTATTATCGTTTATAGACGCAAATACAGCTATGTTTTGCTCTGATGAGCTATATGCCGCTTCAGTATACAGAGTGCCCTCATCAGCTCTATACCAACTACTAAAGTTAGTACCAGTCATACTTGCTGAGTCAGCACTACGAGTTACTTGAGAAGCTACCGTAGGGATGTAGCTAGTAGCGAATGAACCCGCCTCTAGTTGTGCGCCCCAAAGGTAAATGCCTGAGGTACCGTCGCCTGTAAAAGCAGTAGATATATTTGGATATATACGAGTATTCAATGAGGTCTTAGTGCTAACACCACCTATTAAGGAAACTCTCCACCAGCCGTTACCAACGCTTGTTGTTGTTGCTGTTACAACTGTTCCACCGCCTGAGGCAACAATATTAGATACTGCCCCAGTAGTTAAATTAACATCAGCAGAAAAATTCTCAAATGGAGCGGATGGAGCAATAGCATAAATGGTAGCTGTAGTGTATTCACCAGCCTTCATATATACTGAAAAAGCATGAGTAGTAGAGGCCGCTACCGTTACTGTTCTGTCAATATATTTAGTGCTAGAGCCAGAATTAGCTACTAACTTATCTCCAGTTAAAGTACCGTCTGGAGCGATGATAGCGTTTGCTGATACTGTAGTATTTAGCTTGCTAGCCCAAGCCGCATTATCAAACTGCTCAGAGTAAGTTAATAAATTAGTCCTCTGCTCCTCAATCAGTAAACCTAAACTCTCACCAGTAGATGGATTGTGGTCAAAGCGAGATACTCCAGATGCCGCAGATTGCATTACCCCTTTGTTATCAAAGTAGGTGGCAGTAGAACCCCTGGTAAAGGTAATGCGTGGGTCTAGTGTCTTGGTGTTAGTAAAGTCTAGGAGTAGGCTTGGGCGAACTGAGTGGCGAACTGGCTCGTTACCTAAAGCAACTGCACTAGCCGCCGCCGCACTAGCAGAAGCAGAAGTAGCGGAGCCGCTAGCAGATAAAGCACTAGCCGCCGCCGCAGTAGCGTTAGCAGACGCGGAATTGATAACAACCGTATCAGCCGCAACTTGGTTAATATTGGATTCGTTATTAGCTACTGAAGTTACATTGCTAGAGATTCCAGCGACAGTAGTTACATTTCCGCTAATTCCAGCGACAGTAGTTACGTTAGCTGAGATTCCAGCAACGGTAGTTACGTTTGCAGAAATTCCAGCGACAGTACTTATATTAGACGAAATACCAGCGACAGTATTTACGCTTGCTATGTTTGCGCCTACAGTATTAACATTTGTAATATCTGTAGCTACAGTATTTATTTCAGAAGTAGGCTCCAGTAAATCTGCTCCTACTGCGTTGACGTTAGTAATATTAGCGGCTGTTGCATTTACATTAGCTATATTAGTTGCAACAGTATTTACGCTTGCTTGATTTGTAGCAACGGTAGATACATCCGCATCAATTACAGCTACGGCATTTACCGATGCGATATTTGCACCAACGGTATTGATGTTAGCGATATCTGTAGCAACTGTATTGATCTCTGAAGTTGGCTCAAGTAAGTCAGCGCCAACCGCATTAACGTTAGAAATGGAGCCAGCAACAGTTGTTACGTTGCCAGCTACACCAGCTACGGTATTCACATCAGCAATATCGTCAGCAACAATAATGACGTCTGCGATATTGTCAGCTACGGTATTGATATTGGCTGATTGCTCAATAACAGTTACAACTGAGTCTAGCGCTGGGCCAGCTACGGGATTACCCGTAGTGGAGTCAAATGCAAGCACCTTACCTTTACGGCCATCTTTGGCTGGTAAGGTCATCGCGATATCAGTAGGGTCTGTTACTGGAGCTTTAAGACCACGCTCAGCTGTTTCGGCTACTTGCTGAATATAGATGGTCTGGTTATCCAGTTCATCATTTAAAGTATTCGCAAAAAGATCGCCGCCAGTTGTAAAGTCTGAGGTACGCTGGATATTTTTAGCGCCGACGATGGTAATGTTGCTAGTGCCAGCTGTTGCAACTAAGGTTACTGAGCCAGTACCATTGGCATTAATCGTAACCGTGTAGTCAGTAGTAAGGGTAAGCAAAGTGCTAGCCTTATAGACTGCGATATCGGTCTCATCGAGAATTTCAAACGTAAAAGCATAGGGGCCTGTGCCACTTGCGGCATAGACCACTCTGCGAGGTACGTTAGATATTGCGTAATCAGCCATAATATATTCCTGTTTTGTCCAAATCTATCTGATTTATATAAAAAAATCTAGCGTTTATACTTACCGTAATCGCGCTTAGACTCCTCAACTGTGCGTACTGCGTCATACAAATCGATATCTTCAGCTATCAGTTGCTTCTTAGCATCCGAATAAGCGTCAGAAATCATCTTAGATAGGATGGCTTGAGCCGCGCCCAAATCATCACTAGCCTTGTTTTGAAAAGCATCTGATATCCCAAGTTCTTGAATACGCTCTGAGAGTAAACCGTCTTGGGTAGCCAATTCAATCCAGCGATTATATTGCTGAGCTGAAAGCTGGATGCCGTCAATAGATTTATTCGGGATATACATAGGTACGCCATAAGCCACTAACACAGCATGAGCCTGGCTGAACTTGCCGTCAGACAGCTTAAATGGATTAAACGCCTCATAGAGCTTACCTTTGCCAACTGTCTGTACATCCCCAGTAATCGGGTCTAATGCGCGTGGCAAGCTGTCTGAAGTCAATGGGTTGCGAGACTTAGCGTAGTTGACTGCCTCATAGAATGAGCGTACAGCTGGCTCAATAAAGCCTTCCTTCATACTCATTTCGCTAGGCATTGTATTAGCTTTAGTCGGGTCAACAATACGAGTAACCGCACCAACCAAAGAGCTATGCGCTCCAAGCGGTGAGCCGCCAATAGCAAAGCTAGCCACTTGCTTGCTAGATGCTTTGATTAAATCGTAGAAAATTGTAGGCGCATCTTTAGAGCCAGAGGTAAATACCTTAGTGATATCGCTAAAGCCTTTAAGCATTGGCTGATCTGACAAGTACTGGTAAACCCCTAGAGCTCCACCCATAGCTAGCTTATCCATATCGTTAGAACCTGGAGTCATCTGAGCGTATTCACCAGATGTAGCGCCAATACCTAGCAAAGTACCAACAGGCTCTAAGCCAGCGTAAGAGACATAAATCTTGTCTGGGCCACGAGATACGGTAGTCAGCTTTTCAAACTCAGCCATGAGTTCTTCAGATACGTCTGACTTGTTAAATACCATAGAGAATTGTTGCCAGCCTGTGCCCTCTAGCGCCTTCTTATCTTCTAAGCGCATTGGGCCATAACCAGTTAGACGACCTTCAAATACGCCAGCCGCTACTGAGTAAACCATAGCGCCGCCCAAAGTTACACGGGCAATAGCTTGATCGCGACGGATGCCGCCAGAGTTGTAGTCTCCCCAGAACCTTGGGCTTGCAAAGTTAAGGCCAGGAGTACGAGCCATAGCTTCTAAGGCAATATTGGTAGGAGTCTTAATAAACGGTACAAACATCTTAATTAAAGGGTTCTGAGCTGAGCGCTGGATACCCTGTAATGCTGGCTCTAATTCACGGGTAAAGGTAACGGTGCGAGATACCGACTTAGCCGCTTCCTCAATGTCTGCGCTTGGGTTCGCTAACAATTCTGTTACTAATGCGGCTGACTGCTTAGACGCATCGTCTGGGCTAACCCCAGATTTAACTAAGTTGTTGTACATCGTATCGCCTTCGCGTACAGCCAAAGCGTTTAACTCCATACGGTAGCCAACAGCCTTAAAGAACTCATCTTCTGCCATGAGAGCGCGACCTGGCAAAGTAACAAACTTTCCCCAGTACTTCAAAGCATTAGATACGCCCTTGCCTGTATCGGAGTCGCCAAAATCAACATCAAACGCATCGCGCCCAACTCGGCCAGTCTCAATCTTGGAGAAAGCGTCTGTAGGAGCGTTGTTTTTAAATGCTGTACCAGCAATCTCGCCACCCTCACGGATGCCTTGCAAGAAGCCTACAGCCTGAGCGTAGAGCTCGTTACCAGATATGGCTTGCTCGCCACCTTTAAACATGAAGTTGCGAGTTGTGCCGATAACTGAAGCTAAGGCACGCTCTGGAATTTGTAAGCCACCAAAGAATAAGTTACCAGCGATATTCTTGGCATGGGTTACTGGGCTAGATAAAAGGCCATTAATCCAAGTGCTCATCCAAATTTCTTTAGTAGTCCCGCTAAGAGACTTCTCAGCTACATTCGCTCTAGCACTAGCAGACATCAAGCTGGTATAGCTATTTGCTAAGTCATGTACTGACTTGATGCCACCAGCCTCGTTTAACAAAGCATCTAAAGTAGCTCCGCGATTGACGGTTGATTCTCTGGCTTGCGAAAGGATACCAAGGGTACGGGCAATATCAGTCTGACGGCCGCGTACAGCCTTGACTAACTCACCCTCTAAAGATACAGCTTGTAGGAAAGCAGAGGATAGATCGGCTGTCAAAGTGCCAGAGGCCTCAGCCGCTTTTACTTGGTTGCCTAAATCATAAGCACGCTTGCCAGCATCTACTAAGGCTAACTGCATTTTGTAGGCATCTTGCGGGCTAGCCTTGGTTGCTTGCATTGGGTCTAGGATGCGAGCAATAAAGCCCTCATCGTAACCGCTGACAGACAGCTCCTCGGCCATCTGCTTATAGCTAATCTTCTCAATCTTATCCGCGCCATACTGTCTTGCAGTAGCCTCGATAAACTGCTTAACCCCGTCATCATCTTTAATGAGGTTTAAGTTAAATGCAGTCTCAGGTACACCAGCCGCTTTCTCAGTTGGACTAGGTGAGGGTTTACCCGTAGTAGGCATATCAGGCATAGACTCAACGATGACTTTAGCTGTCTCAGGCTTGGCTTCTTTAATCGTCGTATAAGGCCCGATCTTCTCTAAGGTCTTATCACCCTCTATGATTAGTCTCTCGGTGCGCTTAGGAGCCTCTTGAATGGCCTTCTTAATCAAACTAGCTGGGCCAGCTACTAGGGTTGGCTCAAATTCCTGACCAGCATCGGTCAAAGGAATGAGCTCTTGCATCTGGTCGGCTACGGGTACAGTCTGAGCTTCCTCTTTATTGGCAGAGGATAGCTCGTCAATACGGTCTGTTAAAGATGGGACTGTCATTTATTATCTTCCTGTTGTTGACCAGTTACAGTAACGCCAGCGCCACCGTATAACATTCTAGGGTCTTTAGGGTCAAAGCTACCTTTATTCATTACAGACTTAATTTGCTCTGGTTGAAACGCAATAAAGATATCACCTGGATTTTCAGCTTCTTTTGTAGCAAATCTACCAGCTGGCCCGTGATCTACTACATTGCGAATGATAACTCCGTCGTAACCTTGTTCGCGAGCCAATCTAGCTACATCATCAGTAGATACAACCTCATCTACACCAGCGCCAAAGTACGAAAGCAAGTCATCGTCAGTACCGTCTGGTAATTTAACAAGCGCCTCTGAGCCACCTTGATTCCAATTTGCTCCATTGAAGTCAACTACAAATGGTTTTTTAAGACTTAAATAAGCTGGCACAATATTATGCTCAGAGCTTGTATTGTAGGTAGCGGCAACATCTGGAGACGAGCTAAAGAATGTGCCAGTACCAGCTGATTTGCCCTCTGACTTTAATGGGTCAAAAGACTCAAAGTCTCCGCGTCTTGCGTGATAAACAACAATGGGCTTATTAGTATCATCCACTACCTTAGATTCACCAAACCAGTTCTTAAATGCTTTGGTCTCAACCTTTGGCGCCTTTTCAATTATCTGCTCAGCGCCAGTTACATCTTTAATTGTCATACCTACTGGTAAACCCTTAGTAGCTTTAATAGCTTTGCCTACTAGCTTAGCGCCTTTGACTACTGCCTCTGGGATTCCTGGGGCTGGTAGAAATGTACCGACTTCCTGAGCTGTCTCAACTGTTGGCTGACGCTCTGCAATATTGGTAGCGCCTTCACCTAATACTGGAGGGAAGGGGATATCTGTCTGCGTGCCAGGTATGCGCATACTGGTATCTTTTAGTATCTCCTCAGTAGTAGCAAAAGAGCGTTGACCTAAATACTTCTCAGCACCTTCTTGAGCAATCATATCCACAATAGAGCGGATGTCGCCTGGCAGTCCACCAGTCTGGGCTACGGCACCACGCAAGGCGCCAGCTAAAGAATCAAGCAAGCCAATAGCTAGCTTTTCTCTATCTTGCTGAGTAGGCTGAGGCTGACCAGCCTTAGGGGTATTTAAACGAGTACCAACAAAAGCACCACCAGCAGTCTCTTGACCTGGCTTAAAGCCTTGTACGGTTACTTGACCAACATCTGAAGTAGCTGGGCCAGAGGCCAACAAAGTAGCTGGTTGCTCAGTATCTAGCGGAGGTGCTAGATCGTAAGCCAAGTCCTTCATAAATAGTTGATCTATCATTTTTATCTACCGTTCTGTATTCTAATAATTGCGTCTTGATCTGACTTTCTAATACCAATCTTTTCTAAATCATCCTTGGTATAAGTTCTAGTTTTATCATACGTTTTATTGTTAGCCTCAAACTTTTTCTCAATACGCTTTTGCTTATCGTCTTGCGCCTTAATAACTAGCTGAGCTTCCTTGCCAGATACTAGCTCTTGCGCCACCTCAAATGGGTTAAATTGCTCACCATTAGCACGAGCTAGCTGTTGCTTGTTTTGCAGTTCAGTAGTCAGTTTAGCAACTGTAGCTTTCTCTTGACCAAAGCCAGGAGCCATCATATCTGGCACGCCTAAAGAGTTACGAATAAACTGGTTAGCTCTATTCATTTCTGGGCTGTCATTACGCACTTGCTTTTTGAGTACGTTAGCTTGCTTCCAGCTAATAACTTTATTTGTAGCTAGATCATTAAAGTAATCTTCGCCAACCACTTGGCGGTCAGCCAAAGACTCTAGCTTTCCATATAGCTCTTGATTAGCTCCAGCGCCATCGCCACCAATCAAAGACTTACGCTCTGCATCTGGCAAAGTAATACCTAAAGACTTAGCTCTAGCAAGCAACTGAGTGCCGCTCATCTTGCCAGCATAAAAAGAGTCTTTAGCCTCATTTAATAAATCTTCATTGACGGAGGCGTTTAAGTCATTAGTGCGCTTCCATGCGGTAGCTACTTCACCTTGACGGTCAACGTATGCCTTAATCAACTTATCTCTATTAACGCCTTGCATTACTACATCTAGCTTGCCAAAGTCGCCCTTCATAATCTTACGCATACCCTCAGCTGGAGTCTTAGCAAACTCAGGCTTAGTAGAGTAATCAATTACTGCGTTCATTAACTGACGCTGAAAGTCATCCATCTTTTCTTTGACGAATTGGCTATCACCAGTTTGAGCGGCAATATCAAATACGCGATTCTTTTCTACTTTGACGCGCTCGTTTAGCAATACTGGGTCAGTCTCAGCCATAAATGTATCTTGCAATATAACTGGCACTTGAGAGACCATCTCATCAGCATTAAACTTAACGCCCTCTTGATAAATCTTAGCGGCGTTAGCGGCGGCTTTGTTATAAACAGCATTACCAGCTGTACCCATAGACGCTCTAAAACGCAAGCTCTCCTCTGGGGATACACCAGCAATAGCTTTACCGTAACCGTTTGTCAGGGCTGTAATTTCTTTTTGAACTTCAGCCAGATTAAAAGAGCCAGAGTCAACTGTAGCCGACAACTCAGCTAATCTATTACGACCTTTTACTTCTAGCTCATTACGCAACTGAGCGGCCTGTACTTTACGGGCGGCATCACCAAAGATTGTGCCAGGCTGTGCAAATAATTCTTGTGGGCTTTTACCTTCTTTTTGCGCGGCTAATACTTGCTCAGCTGTTGGTTGGTTTTCAGCGCCCCATTGCAGACCTTCACGCTCAGCTTGCTCACCAGCTTTTTTAAACGCAAAGTTAGATAAGCGGTCTAAAGAGCCTTCAATAGATTGCAGTTGAAACGCAGTCTCTTTGACATCTGCACGATCTAAGCGTGGAATGTCAGCTGGTAAATAGCCTGTTGGTTGGTAGATTGGTAGTGCCATTATTTATCCTTATGCTGGAGGAGTCCAAGCAGTACTCATATCCGTAACTGGAGCTGGTGTTCCTGGAGCGCCGCCTAAAGAACCATACGTAACAGCCGCCATACCGAGCTTACCAGCCGCATTAAAGTAGCCAGTTTGTTCAGCCGTTGTTCCAGCTGACTCATATAAGCTAGCTTGAATCAAACCGTTACGCCTTGCAGAATCAGCGCCAGATAAAGCAAATGCAAACTCTTTACCGCCACGCTGGTTTGTTACTTGTTGGGCTAGCTGGGCTGAACCGTCAAACGCACTTACGCCGCCTGAGAAAGCTCTAGCAATAACAGCCGCATTGGCCGCATTGGTACGCTGAAGGATTTGATTGCCTTGGAATTCGTATTGAATAGCTTTACGCTCAGTCTCAACTTTGGTTTGCTGAGCTAACTGATTGTAATAATTCTTTTTATCTTGGCCTTCTTTAATTGAGCCATAAGCCGATAATGCGGTTAGGGCTACTGCGGCGACAGCTAATGTCATAATTTAAGTTCCCTGATGCGTAGCTACTTTGAACTCCATACCCAATAAAGTCATCTTTAAAGGTATGTCCTGAGTAATTGTAATCTTGGCTTCTTGCGAATAACCTAAGATTCCATGTAATGTCTTAGTACCTGTGTACTCTGCAACTGGCGCGTCTAAGATAGCTCCAAAAGCCCTAAATGGAATTAGCGTGCCATTAATTCTCATGTGCTGGGTATCGGCTACTAAAGCATTTACCTCAACAATGCGCTTTTTAAAGCCAAGACGAGTACCAGTTTGCAATTTCAAATCAACTGGCATAGTGCGAGCTTCAACTGAAATAGGTAAACCAAGCTCATAGCTAGTTGCAGTAGCTCTAGGTAAAGTAACGGTACCGCCAACTGGCACTACCTGATTAGCTTGTACTGCGCCATCTTCAATTATGTTAACTGTCTCGGTTGCTAAGTGGGCCATAGCAACAGTACTTACAACCCCAGTACCAGACTTTGCTGAATCAGTTAATAAATCGTTATCAAAAATTTCAACGTAGTACTGGTTAGCGCCATTTACGCTACGCTTAACTACAGTATAGATCGTAGAAATATCTACGTTTACATCCACGTATGCGCCATCAACCGTAATAAACTCAGATGGAGCGATCACGTTCTGAGCGCGCAATAGCGAGAATACAGCCATTGTGCCGTCATCTGCGTTAGTTACTAAAAGCAAATCATTCTCATCCGTAGCAACTGAGCGACGTAGCGCCATTGCTGTAGGAGTCTTTAATAAATGACCAGCCAGCAAGGATATTTTCTGAGTAACGTAGGTAGCCTGAGTATCGGTATAGGCAAACTCATTTAAAGATTTACCCTGACGCTGTACAAATAAAGTACCAGACTCTAGTTGCTGAACTCGGATACCTTCCTTAGTGCCGTTACGGCTAGCAGTCTTAACAAAAAAGTTAGTAGGGGTAACTGGGTCAAGGCCATTCTGAGGTACGTAAAACTCACCGCCAGTTGTAAATACTTGTAAGTCGCGCCCAGAGATAATATCTACGATCGCGTTAAATGTATTGGTGTCTAGCGTTGCCTCAACTGCGTCATCGTCTAAACCTTCGGTAGCCTCAAAATCAAAAAATAAGCCGACTTTAGAACCCCATATAGTACTAGGGCGAGACTTAGAACCGCCAAAGTAAAGGCGGCCTTCATGGAAAGTAACAGAGCGTGGCCAACCGCGCCCACTAGACCATACAGCTTCGTAACCAGATTCATAGTCCCAAGCTCCGTTAGCAATGGCAGAGGTGTTAAAAAATGGGAATTCAGTAATCGCATCTACTGAAGTACCAGAGTTGTAGCGCACGATCTTAGCGCGACCCTGTGGGCTAGCATTGACATATTGGCCAACGCTACCAGCTGTAAACACGCTAGAAGATGCTGTCAAAGTAACCTTGCCAGCTACACCAGATGGGGTCAAGGTACCAGCTGGATTAGTTACGCTAATAGCAAAAGCATACTTAGGAGTTGAGTCAAACGCAACAGCTCCAGCAGTCCAGTCAGTATCAGTAGCGCCACGCACAATCTCAACTGGAGCAATATCAGGGTGTACCACGATAAGGGTATCAGCTGATTGAGTCCATACTAGATTTGTTAGTTTAGAGCCAACTAAGCCAACAGCAGAGGTATTAAGGTAGGGATTACCCGAACCATTAATATTGGTAATTAGGGAGCCATTCTTAAATATGTACATCCGATTATGCGTAAAGCAAAGCATATAGCTATCAGATGTAGAAAACTCAAACTCAACTAAGCGCACGCCATTAGCGGCTGACTCAGCACCAGAGTTAGGTAATGCTGTAATGTAGCGCGAACCTGGGCGACGGCGAATACCGCCTTGTGGCTGGCAGACTACATTTGTAGCTTTCTCTAATGCGTTAGCGTATGCAGTTAAATCTACACGGGCGCGCAATAAAGGGTCTAATTCCCCAGTAGAGAAGTTAGTCTGGATGCTTACAAAGCGACTCATTAATACCTCACGCTAATTAGCGAGAAATCGTTAATAGCGTTAGTAGGATTACCAGCGCCGTCAATGTTCATAGCTTGACGCAGATAGCCACCGCGACCATTCTCAGAAGGGCCACCAGTAGCAACTGACTGCCAATACTGGCTCTTATCAGTTTGATCTGTAATCGGTAAAGCGAGGTGCCAAGTCATCATGTACTTGAGGAGTTGCACAAAGTAGCTAGGCATTTCGTACTCAGGTACAGCGTATTGGTAGTCAATATAAATCTGCTCGTAATCTGTTAGGAGCTTATCGCCAATAATGCGATATTCCTTACGAGGAGGGATGCCAGTAGCATTGCTGTCATATACAGCTCTAGGACTCGTTAAACGGTCTCCTGGGAGCTGATACTCATATCTGTACTCATTGGTAGGCGTTGTAATCAAACGCGCGCATGAGGTCTTTTTAAAGCTAAATGACCAGGGATACATCAAGATAGCCTGATCTTTAATATCTGGGTATAGGCGGTTAGCAACCGAGGCTTCATCTGTGCCTTCGTCAAACGACGAAATCGGCTTAGCGCCGAGCATGAGTAAAGCGTCAGAACAAATTGATAAAGCGGTATCGCCAGCGGCCATTTACTTCTCCAATGTAAGAATGGGCTATCTCTGTTTTACCAGAAAATAGCCCACCAATCAAATACTTAGACTATTAATCTGAGTCGGTATTTGCCAAAGTTGTACCATCGGTTACGTCAACAACGCCAGAAGCGTTAGATACAACGTAAACCAAGGTAGCTACAGCAGTTGTACCAGTAGAAGTTACGCAATAGATCAAGTCGCCAACGCTGAGGATGGTAGCAAGAGTATTGAAGTAACCGCTAGTGTTTACATCAGCGATAGCATCGGTTGTTTTATAAGCATAGATAGCTGGAGCATTACCAGCTTTAGATGCCGCTACAGTTGTGAAACCAGTTGAATAATATGCCATTTCAGTCTCTCCTTAGATTATGCTTCGCGAGCGGTGATTTGGACAATACCTTCAGCATCGATAGCGATTGCACCAGCAGAGAATACAGAGTTCACTAAGAACGATGTCTTTTCTGGGATGTAATTGATTTCGGTGCGTGGTGCGATACCTTCAGCGTAGCCGATAGAATCTTTGTGGAAAGCAAAGCAAGTACGGTCAGAAGAACCGTCGATTGCCAAGCCACCCTCAGAACGATCGCCTAAGATGTGGAAAGTAAAGCCCAAGAAAGTGTTGATCTCGCCAGCTACCAAAGCCTTAACTGTATTAAAGTCAGAGCTAGTAACAGCTGTCTCAGACAACAAAGAAGCCAAGCCAGAAGCGTGGAGAATAATATGACGACCTTCTGGAGGTACGTTGTTTTTATCCAACAGTTTCTTAGCTTCGCGCAATTTAGCAACGTTCATGTTGGTATCGCTACCACCGATATCGTTAGATACGGTCAATGAAGTGCTAGAAGCGGCTAATGCGTCGAGAATCAACTGATCTTGACGACGGCCAATAGCGTTACCTAAAACTTGAACGAGCTCTGAACGCTCATCAAAGTTAACTTTAGCTTGGCTGAAAATGTCGCTATATTCAGCGGCGTTCCAGTCAGACAAAGTGCAAGTAACGTTAGAGAAGCCAACGTTTAAAGGTGTTACATCAGCTTGGGAGATACGTGGAGTTGCCACGCCCTTGCCGACTTTTGGGAATTTAACGGTAGAACCTTCTACTCCACGACGCTGACGTACAGCACCAACCAGCATAGCCTTGCCCTGGTAGGCCTGTTTTACCTCAGCATCAAATAGAGTAACAAAGGCGTTAGATAAAGATACGCTCATTTGAAAATCTCCTAGATAGGTAAACAAAAAAATTAAGGTTTATTGCTTCGGTTAGCCTGTACTTCCAGGGCCGTATGCTTGCTAGTTACGCTAGCCATTCGTCAGAGTTATCTGAATTAAGGGCCAATTAAATGGTATGCCTTAGCAGTTTTCTAGCAGAAGTGTTACAGAAATACAACATTTAGTATAAAAATATTTTTAATCTACTACATTTAGTTAAAAAAAACCCCGCACTAGGCGGGGCTAAAGCTCTCGTGAGGAGTTCTTTACTGGCCAAAAGTTGAGTGAAACATCTTCTCAACCTTAGCCCGATACGCTGGGTCAGTCTTATATTTAGGGTCAGCAACCATCTGATAGAGCTCATCTTTAGATGGAGCGCCTTCAACTGGCATAGACTGAGTAGGAATACGAGTACCCTCATAAGCCTCTCTGATCTTAGCCAAAGCCTTTAAGCCATTGGCTGTACCGCCCATATACTTAAATTCTTCAAAGTCATCTTTACCCCAGATACCTTTGTTTACTAGGCCACGCGCCCAGTCCGTCATGCCTTTGATTACTACGTCAGCATTAGGGCCTAGAGCCGCCTTTTCCTGAGCTAAAGAACGCTGAGTATCTTCAACGTTACTTGCACCCATCTTTACTACTTCACCAACTAGGGTATCTAATGCGGCTTGTGAGACGCCGTATTCCTTAGCCCAGTTCAATACATGGCCTTTTACGGGGTCTGTATCTGGAATTGCACCAAAAGCTGAGGTATCGTATTTACCGTCAGTTGGGGCTTTGTGCTTACCTTGACTAATCTGCTTACGCAAATCCATCCAAGATTTAGCAATGCCCTCTAAGTCTGGAGCTGAATCGTCTTTTTTCCAGAAATTCTCAGGCCACCAATCAGGTCTTTCGAGAGGGGTATCATCTTCTTGTGGCGCTAGATGGCTTATTGCGGTGCTATCTGGCGTTTGTTGCTCTGCGGCATTGTCATCAACTGTTGCTGAATCCAATAGGCCGCCTTCTTCTGCGGGTTGGTTCGCTTCGTTATCCATGTTTACATTTTCCTAGCTTTAATTAGCCGCGCTTCAAGGTCTCTTACTATGCTGTTTTGACCTTCACGGTAATAAGCATAGCTTGAGTCGCTACCAGGCGTGGCGACTGGTTGCTCTAGTATGGAGGCGCGTAGCCATCCCATGAGCTTTTTGCCATCCTCAGTACCTAATACCCTGAGGCATAGCTTATTCAAATCCTCTACGGCTTGCTGAGAATCCCTAATATCTAGGGATATCTCATTCAAACCTTCCCAACCGTCTGTAATTGCTTGCTCTAGTTTTTTGCTCATGCCATTGTCTTAACAACTTCAGCCGCAACCTCTGGATTTTCTTGCGCCAGCTGTTGAGCTTGTTGCGCCGCTTGCTCCATATTGAATTGTCGCTCAGCTGAATCTGCTCTTAGTCTTGAAGGAATACCCAGTTTATCACCAATGAAGTCAATGATTTCACCATACTTCGGAGTAGCTTGACCTTCTGGCCCAAGTTGCTGAGCCATCTGAATAAACTGCATAGTATTGGTTACATCTTCCATATTCTGAGCCATAGCTAATGGCGCAACTGGAGATACCTTAACTTCTAAGCCGTTAACTCGTAATGGCAGATCAATCAGACCACGCTCATCCATGACTTGCAAAGTCTTGCTTACCAATGGAATCATCGTCTCGTTAATCAAGCGACCAAAGGCTGAGCCTAGGTTCTGGCTTAACTCCTTCATACGCTCAACTACTTCAGTAGCAGAACGGGCAGACATATTGTCTGGCGGCAAACTCTCATCCAATAAGATGCGCTTGATATTCTGAACCAAATCATTAATGATGATCTGAGATACGTTGAAATCCCCAGCGCGAGGTAGAGGTTTTAATGATTCGCCTTGTGGGCCACCATTACGCGCTACTGGGATAATTGCGCCAGGGATAATCTTAACGGTAGCTGGGTTTAAAACGCCATCATCTGCCGCTGTATATACGCCTGAGATAGCTAAAGATGCGTTCTTTAAAACTAACTCTTTAACTTTATTCAAAGTCTTGATATCAGGCAAAGCTGTAATCAATGGGCCACGACCGTAGATTTCGCCAGCAACCTTCATGTAGCGGCTAACTACCCAAGGGCTATGCTTTAGACGACGATATACGATCTCTGTCTTAGACTCTTTATGGATTACGTGATAGCAATAATCACCACGCTCAGGGTCATATACAGTAGCTTCAATTAGCTCAAAATCTTCAGTCGGCTTATTGTCAATCTTAGACTGTAAGTCATCTGGTATTTTGGCATCGCGCCATTGTTGCTTAATTGCTTCGCCCTTAATACGCATACGGCGATATACGTTATCTACTTGACCGTTAGCGCCTTCCTCAAACGCAACTAAGAATTGCGGTACAGGAATGTAGTTGATTGGAGAAATGTCATCACCTGGCTGAACCATCATTACGGCTGTACCAACTGACAGATCAAGCAAGAACTCGCCAACAGCGATATCAAAATTTGATTGCTTAATTGTGGCAAACATCTTGTCTGTATAAATATCCAACGCCGCATTAGCTTCAGCTTTGCGGTCATCTGGAATATCAGGGCCAGTCTCTAGGCGGCACCACTTACGCTGTGGAGGGAAGATGCCTGACTGTAATCGGTTGGCGAAACGCTGTGTAGAGTTGATAGCAGTAGCGTCAAAGACTCGGTTCATCTTCTTAGCGCCGCCAACCTTACCATCATAATAACCGTCATATAGGTTTCTTTGTGGAAGTGCAAACTCATACGCCTCATCATAGAGGTCTCTGAAATCTTCTTTTTTGCGTAAAGCAATATCGTGGCGCTTTAGTACATCTTCGGGTTTTAGTCTCATTTCAGCCATGTCAGTCTTTCTTATGTGTATTGGCAAACTTACGAGCGGCTTCTTTGCTACCAAAGCCCCATGCCTTTAATGCTAATTTCAATCTTGTTGGCTTACCGTCTTTGTCAACTAACGGGCCAGCCATCCCACCAAAACGAGCGGCAAAAGATACGCGCCTAGGGCTCGTACCAGACTTGACGGGAGCCTGTAAATTGCCACCTTCTTTACGTTCAAAATATTTACGGCCAGCCTCATTAAGACCGCCGCTTGGGTTTTGGTGTTTTTTTAAAGTCATTCGTACCACTCAATAAGTAGTTCAGCTATATGCGCCTGAGCATTAATATTGGTCAATCTAAACAAATAAGTGGTTAGTGGTTTTAAAACATATTCGTACGTATAGCCGCCACCTCCAGCACCAGTGCCTCCTTGGCCGCTAGTAATAATCTCAGCAAATATTTCAGCACCAAGATTAGTTACAGTTGGTGCGTAAACTGCCGCTCCAGCGCTGGTTGTTTCTAAAGCGCGATTGCGCCTATGAATTGTTAAGGCTGTACCACCGCTAGTTGTGGGAGCTTCATATACATAAAACCTAGAGTCTCCACCGCATTGATAATTAAATACTGCGTGAGGCAATATGCCAGCTGGCCAAGCAAGCGCAATATCAAGATTACCGCTAACAGCCAAAGATGCTTCAACACGATAAACGTAATAAGCGCGACCTTCATGCAAACGTAAATGATTGACGTCAACAGTTGGGAAAGGTCGATCTGAGCTGGCTAGATAATGAACTCCATCCTTATCTACATAAGCTGGAGATACGTGCCTAGCTTTTGTATCTAGCGATTCGCGTTTGACTTCAATAGCCATTAATCTTCTTCCTCATCCAACTCCATAGCTTTTTTCAAATCCATGTCGTCAGGTTTCTTTTTGCCCTTTTCTTTAGCAAGCATCTGGGCTACACGCTTATGAAAAGCGCTAGGCTTTTTTTCCATATCCTTGCCGTGCTCTTTACCCATTTCTAATGAAATTTCTATCTTCATTTCTTTTTAGGCCTCATAGCGGTTTTAGCGGCCTTCTTAAATGCCGCATCGGTTGGCGCTCCAGGCGCACCAGGCTTACGCATCTTTTCTTTAGAGCCTTCAGCAATGCGCTCACGCTTGGCGTGAATGTTGGCATAAAGTCCTTGCTTCATTTTTTCTTAGCCATTCCAGCTTCGCTCATAGCAATAGCTACAGCTTGCTTTTGAGATTTAACTACGGGGCCACCTTTACCAGAATGTAGGCCGCCAGCCTTATACTCGCGCATAACTTTGGCAACCTTCTTCTGCATCTTGTCTTTTTTATCCAAGATTGTTGCCCCCGCCAAGAGTCTCCATGCCAGCTTCAGTACTCAAACGAGCATCAGATAACAAAGCACGACCGCGACGACGTGCGCCACGCATACGAGCACCTTGCTCCTCATCCATACGACTAGCTTTAATTTCTGATTTTTGATATGGCATTTGTTGTTGTTGCTGAGGCGCCTGTGGCTTCTTATCAACACCAATAGCTTGACCTACTTTTTGGACTGCTCCACCCATGATTAAACTCCCATTCCTTTGTTAGCACCTAATGTTTGCTCAACTCCCATTTCGGGACTAAGCCGCGTATCTGCAAGCAACATACGGCTACCGCCGCGACGACGAGCCGCAACACGGCTAGCCGCTTGCTCAGCTAGATCGCGCCTTTCTTCTTCGGCCTGTTGTTTTAATCTTTCGTTTTCTTCTTTTTGAGCGTTAATCTGCCCGCTCATATCGGGGCTACCGCCGCCTCCAAACATCGAACCCATATTAGAACCTCGTCATAAGTAAGTAATCAACTTGATCTGGGCCAAACTTCTGCATAACGCACTCAGTCTTAAATCCTATTGCTTCTGCATATCGTATAGCTCGACTGTCATCAGTTCTAACCGTTATTTGTAATCTATGCAAGTGTAGATATCTCATAGCGATATCGCTAAAGTCTATTGCCGCTCTAAGCATAGTTGCTGGTATGTCTCTAGCTTGCTCGTCAAACAAACTCCAAAGCTCTCCTACCCCGTTCCATATAAAGACTATGCCAACTATAGCTATTGGCCTGCCGTATCTAAACGCAGTAAACGCAGTACCAAGCGCGGCCTGGTTAGCAATCATAGATTTAATATCGTGGCCTTTTGATAATACCGATATCTCTTTATGATTAAAGTCTAAATGGTCAAAATGCTCAGGCACGAATGGCAAGTAATACACCCCCTTGCGACGGTGCATTTCATTATTCAGTAGATCGTAAGGTAATTGAATTCTCATCTTCCAAATATATCAAAATCGCTATTAGCTACGGTTTGTGCCACAAAAGTCTTGCCAGTACCAGTACCAGGTCTAGTCATACGTTTATGCTCTCCACCGCCAAGCAGTAAATAGCCAAAAGCGTCGCCTACGTGAGAGTGCTCATTCTTATTCGGTGCGTCTCTAAAGCGCTCTTGCCCTGAGCCAACCGTTACTCGCTTGAAATGATACCCGCCAGCTAGGGATTTACGTAGCATCTTGCAATGAGTGGCCACTAACAAGCCTGGTTTACCGTTGATTAAGCGTTGCATCGGTGCGGCACCAGCCTCACGTCGCACTTTGAAGTCATTAGATGGGGTAGGTTGGGCGCGAAAGCCTAGAGTTTTTAGATAATCAAAGGCTGTTACCTCATAGATCGCGTCTCTAGCCATACCAGCTGGGTCGCCCCAGACCAATACTTGCATACCTGGATATTTAGCGTTGATATCCGCTAGCAGTTGAGTGCCAAAACGCTCTAAGCCCATGTCAAAGGTTACAACCTCATCCAATATCTGCCATGTACCGCTAGGCAAACGCTGTCCGATCACCGCCGCTGGGGTCAAACCAAAGTCTAACCCCACTTGAATCGGTACAGACGGGTCAACTTCTAGGTCGCAAGCCATGAGATTGTCGTTATATTCTGGCCACACCGACTTACCCTCTTGAACGTAGGTGTATTTACCCTCGGCATAGCATCTAATCCAGTCTAGGTTCTTACCTAGTAGCATTTGCTGGTAGTAGCCTGGGGGTAAATTCTCAATATTCTCGGCTTTAGGGTTTTGAATCCACCACTTACCAGCTGAGAAGATGCAGTCATTAGCCTCTGGGTTATCTGGCAACTCCTCTTTAGGAATCTCGATCACCCCGCCTGGCTGTCTGAAGAACTTCCAAGCATACGCGCCCGTCATCTTTTCTTTCTCAGCCATCCTAAACCACCAATGGTCATCATCCATCGGGTTTGTATCCATCCAGATGCCATGCCAAGTAGCGCCGCCGTCGCGCTTAGTAGGGTAACGGCCTACGCGGTGAGTCAATCCGTCAATCACGGCCTTTGGCAACTCTCGCGCTTCGTTCACCCAAGCTCCTGTTAGCTCTAGGGATAACAGCTTACGTACGTCTTTAGGTTGATCTAGGGCTAAGAAGATTACCTCGCAGTCAATACCAGCCGCGCCATCGCGAGACGGCAAGCGTATATGGTGCGTAATTGGAGGAGTATGAAGCATTGGCCCAAATGTATTTTCTGGAAATAAGTCAAGCCATGTTTTTATAGTCGTAGTCTTTAGTTCTGGATAACTATTACGTACAATGACAAAACGGCTATATCGGATGCCATCGATAGGGCTAGGCTTTTGCTGAATTGCTCGAATAAATACCTCAGCGGCGCACCCGTATGACTTGCCAGAGCCTACTGGCCCCATCATTCCACGCACGAAAGCATTGCTGGTTAAGAACTTGTATATCTCTGGGCTTTTAGAGAAGTCTAAATTTAATCCAGAGTTCGGTATTTCTTTGGAGCTTTTTTCTTTTGTACGAGACATAGCTACCTTTTTAATGATATTTTTATAAATATACTGTATAAACAACGATATACAAAATTCTTAGGGATTATATGTCAGGATATCACCTTACAGACGACCAATTCATTGAAGAGTGGAAAAAAATAGGTAGCCCAAACCTATTCGCTCAAAAGCACAAGCTAAACCCTCGGTCTGTAATGAATCGCCGTAGATCAATCGAATGTAGGTATGGCATCACGCTAGATACTTTTAATAGTCAAAGAGTAGATGCAATAGTCAAAAGAATAGAGCAAACCCCTGGCAATGCAAGACGTGGCATTGAGATGGAAAAAGGGCGCGTAGTTGTATTCTCAGACGCCCACTTCTGGCCAGATGACTTTACTACTGCATACAAAGCGCTCTTGATGATTATCAAAGAGTTTAGGCCAAAGGTAGTGATCGCTAACGGCGACGTATTTGACGGCTCACAAGCCTCACGCCATCCTCGTATCGGTTGGTCTAAGACGCCATCAGTTAAAGAAGAGCTAGAGGCTTGCCAAGAGTTTATGAATGGTATTGAAAAGGCCGCTATCGGCGCTGAGCTGATCTGGACTATGGGTAATCACGATGCTCGCTTTGAAACATTCTTAGCCGCACAAGCTCCGCAGTATGAGGGCGTACCTGGCATGACTCTAAAAGACCACTTTCCGCTATGGAAACCTTGCTGGAGTTACTGGGTAAATGAAGATACAGTTATTAAACATCGCTGGAAAGGTGGGTTTGCGGCTGGTAGATCTAATGCCCTTAACTCTGGGGTAAATATCATTACTGGCCATACTCACAATTTAGCAGTTCAGCCTATTACAGACTACAACGGTACGCGATACGGGGTGCAAACTGGCACCTTAGCAGACCCAGACTCAGAGCAATTTGTACATTACACCGAGGATAACCCAAAGGATTGGAGATCAGGCTTTGCCCTGTTATCCTTTGAACGTGGGCGCCTTATGCTACCTGAGCTTATCCAGGTATGCGGCGAGGATGAGTTTGAATTTAGGGGATGTATCAACAAAGTGTAAACATGACTACTATTATCGGCGACTGGAATAGAAAAATATTAGTATCTGATAGTCAATTTTCTGACGACGATACTGGTATTAAATACTTTGACGAAAAGGTTGTAGCTATTGACGGCGGCTGGCTTGGCGTTGCTGGAAACTGGGTTGACTGCGAAAAGATTGTTGACTACATCAATAAAAAAACCAAGGCTAAGCCAAAGCTAAAACCAGATAGCTCGTTTATTAAACTAACCCAAGACGGTCTTTTTTATTGCGGGGATGACTTGGAATGGGAAAGAGCTAAGACTTTTATGGCAATAGGTAGCGGCGCAATGGCCGCTGAGGTCTGCATGAGAATGGGGCTTAGCGCAGAAGAGTCGGTTAAATGGGCTTGTAATGTTGACCTAAAAAGTAGCGAGCCAATTAAAACGTACCCGTTAGAGTTATAATTAATTACTGACCCACACGCCTCTGCGCTCTGTATTCATCCACAGTAAGCCCATGCGCAACCTTGTGGGTCTTTTTATTATTTCAACCTCTTAGCTATTTCGCGTTCGATATACCACTTGGCTTTACGCAGATCTTCTATGGCGTCATGCTTTTCGTCAGCTCGCCAGATGTACTTAACCGCGTTGCCAAGGCAAAAGCCCATATGCTCTGTAATCTGAATACACTCAATCCCAGACGGGTGGTTAGTGTAATGTTTTGGACGGTTAACGGCGTCGTGCGTATGCGGCGGCTTATTAGGCTCAAAATGGCTCATAGTTAAATCCTTTCGATTCCCAGATAGGTTGATAGTCGTTACCAAATACATTAGGCCCAGCGACTACTACTGCGCCAGACGGTAGGTTTAAAGAGTTAGCGAATACCGAGATAGACCCTAGATCAGTCTTGCTAGCGTACGGCAGATTTAAAGCGTCTTGGTATAGCGTTCTATTTCCGACCTGATACGAGGAGCCAGCTGGTAAATTAAGCCCGTCTGAGTAGAGTTTAGTTTCAGCCTGGCAAACGCCAACTGAGAGCAATAAAATGACCATTATTTTGTGCATTTTTAGTCAGCCAGTAAGTCTTGTGCAGTCAAGCCGCGTTGCTCCATAATGACTCTGAGCTTAGCTAGCGCTCTCTTCTCAATATCCAGGATACTTTTTGGATGGAGAAATAACTTTTCAGCTACCTCATCCTGAGTCATTGCGTAATCTTTGTATGCTTTTTGTTCGCTCATTTCTCTTGTGCCTTTCTTAGTATTGCTCTAGCAAATTCAACTTCACCTAAAACATAAATATCTTCACCATACTTATAATTAACTGACAAATACTTATCCGCTAAATCTTCTATTTCCTTATCTGTTAGTGTCTTTGCTGGATGGGTGTAGAGAAGTTGTGAATTTCCTTTTAATTCAAAAGGTGGATTGCCATCTTTGTATTCCCATCCACTTGGATAATGCGTTCTCCACGCTACTGGTTCATTGTTCACGATCGCTACTCCTTTTTCTGTTTATGGATAAACGATATCGCATAACCAGAATAAAAAGTATTAGGGTTGTTGCTTACTAGCTACAAAATCCCGTAAATATTTTATCGGCTTAGTTTTGCAATGATGCAACTCGTCTATCGGCAATATTTTATTGCAATATTCGCAACGATCGCGCTGATCGCTAGAACCAGAGTCCACAATCACGCAAGGCGTTAATACATCCATACCGCTAACCCCATTAGATAAAATAAAGCGGCCACCGCCTCGACTAAAAACAATGGCATATCTCTTTGGTATATACCAGCTAGAGTCCAAAAGCCACTACCAACGAGGCCAAAGACCACGTTTATAGGATAAATGTTAAGGCTGGTAAGCAAAATGCCAATTAGGCATAGCGTAGTGCCAGCCCATTTGATTAAAAGCAAGCTCACTCGCCGACCTCAACATCCATTACGTCTGGCGGTTTAATGTTAATTCCAATTACAGACGGCTTATCTGACTCTTCTGGGTTATCCAGTAGGCCAGAGGCCTTGGCCAGGAGACGCAATACGCCAACCTTATCGTATAGCTCTAGCTCTAAATTGCCATCCTTATTTACTTTGATCGATTTAATGGCTTGTAGGGCGTGTTCTGGAATGTCTTTAGATGCCTTAACGCGCACCTGGCCATCCTCATCCCACTCCATGATATCTGTAATCTTCGTATTGGCCATACAAAGCAATGAATAGGCTACGGCCTCCCTATTCTCTGAGATCGTAGCTGATCGCTCTAATCTCTTTTGAATAGACCGAATCCCACCCCAGTTTTGTAGGGATGGAATCTGGCTGGCTACCTTAGCCTTGGGTCTAGTCGATGCCATTAGAACGGTACGTCATCCAATGGAGCTGGAGTCGCATAATTCTCAGGGCGGCCAATGACTCCCGATGGGGCAAAAGAATTAAAAGACGCTGGCGCATTTAACTGTTGCTTTTCTTTTCCGACATATCCAGAAAAATAAGCCCCCTTACTACCTTCTTTGTTATACATATTGAACCAGTACTCGCGCCCATCTGGTAGCTTGATAGTGCCAGTCCAAACGGTGGTATGCAAGGGCAACAAGGAGGGTGGGGGTGTATAAGCAAAAGCACAGAGGGCTATTGGCTATGGCTGAAACAGTCAAAATCCAGAGGCACCTTATCCCCCTCCCCCCTCTGCCACTATGGGCGGGCGGTATGTGTTGCTGGGATGTCGGTACACAAGGCCCATTCAAGCCAATCGGGTGCTGATATGAATATCCTTAATTCTGAAACCCCGTATGTACCGTCAGCTAAAACCGA